CACCTAGGCTCTCTGTTGAAGAATCAGATGTTCCTTCATTTGCCGACAAACCGTGTCTTAGAATATAAAGTGGAGATAGGGAACGATTAGTCGTTGCCGAGAATGTATTAACACCGACTCTCTCTTTGACCAGGAAGTCTCCAATGTTGTTATTAGAACTGTCTAGAACTCTAAAACGATTTCCAGATACAAGAGCGTGACCTGAAGAACAATTGAAGGTTGAGACTCCACTGACTGAATCGTAAGAACTTGTAGAGACACGAATTGATGGTCCCAAATCAATCGCATATTGATTTGTGGCGATTCTTGGATCACCATTTGTAATCGCAATCGCAACTGTTGTGGTTGAAGGAACCGACGAGATTCTGTAGTATCCGTCTGAAGTGGTTCCAATACCAGTGATTTGGAGAACATCACCGATATTTGTAGAAATACCAGCAGTTGTGACTGTAAGACCAGCACCAGCACCAGCCCCGATCAGTGATGTATCAAAGTCAAGTTGTTCGTTGTTTGTATATCCTGAACCACCATCAATGATCTCTGCAGATCTAATACTTCCACCAGCGATAGTGACTTTTGCTGTGGCACCATCCCAATTGCTGGTTCCATCATTGAACAATTTAACATTATAGAAGGTTCCGTTTGTATATCCAGAACCACCAGTTAGAGCATTGTATGTGATGATACCACTGAATCCATGCTCTCTTTCAAATGTAATTGTGGCAATACCAGCAGTAGTGCTTGTGAATGAAGTAGAAACTCCAGAAATCTTAAGACCAACGCCAAAGTCCTTGACAAATTGGTCTGTTGCTTCTCTGGTAATACTCTTCTTTAGATCATTAGTTGAGACATCACCAAGAGGACTTCTCTTCGCAAATGTCTTTGCTGATCTTGGATTATCATCTATATTGTCCTTATCAAGTTGTGGATACAAATCTACAACATTCTGACTATACTTAAGGCCAGTAAATTCAGTTGAAATCGCATTGTCTGCCTTCAGAACATACAGATGGTAGATTCCATCTTGAGTGTTGAAGATATAAGGACTGACGACTTCACTTCTATAAACAAAGTAGTTAGACTTAAGATCATTTCTCTCAAATCTTGGCAGTGATGTATTTCTTGTGGATACATTGTTTGTAAATGTTCCGACGCTATGAGTGACTCCATTAACATCAGTAGTTGAATATTGAAATCTCTTGTCGTCAACAACTGCTGTGACTTCAAAGGTTCCGTTGTATCCAATGTCATTTGTTCCAGCAGTATTTGTTGTGCTGGTTACATTACGAACAATGATTTGCTCACCAACATTCAAGTTGTGTGGAAGTTCTGCGAGAACTGTTACTGTGTTAGTAGAAACAGAACAAGTACCAATGAATCTTGGATTTCTATTATACGCATAATCCGTATCACTGATTGATGTGAGTGTAAAGTCAGTATTGGTTCTAGCACCAGTGCTGCTAGATTCTTGAATGATAAATCCATCGCTAGGATTTTTTCCGTTAATGGATTCTTTTGGAATAACGACACGAACCTTATAGAGTTTTTCGTCCAGAGATCTTGGATCGTCCTTTCTCTTGACAAAAGATACATTGGTTCTTGAAGTCAGATTTGCGACACCTTGAGAGGCAATCGCACTATAGATTTGATTGCTTGATTGTGTTTTTACGAACCAATTTGATCGTAAAGTATCCCATTGAACTGGAGATCCAATGTCTCCTGCTGCTTTGTCTGATACTCTACTGACGATTGTGAGTTTTGCTCCACCATAAACAGTAACTGCTGATCCATTTTCTGCGTTTGTTTGTGATGAAGCAAGTTTAATTTCAGTGGATGATTGGCGAATCGCATAGTAAAGAGTATTATCAAGAATGTTTTCTGGCAGATCGCCATCATCACTGAAGATTCTGACTGTTTCACCAGTTTGAATCTGATGAGTTCCAAGAGTAAAGATATTAGATGAAGGTCCAGAAAGAACAGGATAGTTCTTTTCCGATACGCTTGTACCCTGAGCAATGGTTGTTCCTGATCCAAGAACATTGTCAAGCATACAGATTGATGCTTCACTGGTTCCAGAACCGATGTTTACATACAGTTTATCGTTCTGTCTAGCACCAATACGATAACCTTGAATGATGATTGGTGGAGCATCGTCTTGGTCATTATAACCAAACAGATACAGGTGACTTGAAATGCCGACAGAGGTTGTTAGTCCAACATCAAGCGAGATCCAGTCAATGTTGACTTCTTCCTCTACATTTGCTCTTGGAGTAATAATAGAAGTCACATAGGCATTATTGTCTTTCGCAAATGCTTCTTTTTTGAATCCATCTGCTGATAGCGAGATCTGACCAAAGTTGGAGTTGGAGTTGGTAATAGATCCGTCACCACCAGATTCAGAATCAAAGTGCTTGTTAAATCCAATCGCAAAAACAGAAACGATCTGAACGAACGAATCATTTGTCATTTTGACGTGACTGGTTTCCCAACCGTGTCTGTAAATCGCATCGGCATCTAGGTGATAGACTGTTGCTGGATCAAGAGATGATGCTGCCGCAGAAAGAGCAGCACCTTTTGCCAGACTAACAGTTATACCTTCATAAAGTCTAGAGGTCTTGTTATATTTTACAAATGAACGGTCGTCTTTTTGTAGAGAAACGGCGGTGAACTGTGCCACGACCATTGAACGGAAACCAGATGCCTTGCTACCATCAGCAAGCATTCCATTCATACCCCATACGGATCTCAGAGATACGTTGAAAATGTATGGAGAAGCACCAGAAACCGTATCAGTTTCAATGGTTACGGTTCCAGAAGCAACACCAGGAGAAGCAGGGAGATTATCTCTTACAAAAGGAAGGAGATAAGTGAATTGTGTCGCACTGATAACATTCTGAACTTTTGTTGAGATGTTATAATCTAGTGTGCTGATTCCATTAATCTTAATTGGAGTTCCAGCAGTAAATCCGTGTGCCGATGTGGTTGTTACGGTGATAACGGTTCCTGGAGTTGATCCATCTCCAGAAATAATCGCAGAAATATTAACTGGATCGGGAGCAAAAGCACCAACGATTTCCCATTCTGGACGCTGCTTGGCAAATCCAAGAGTATCGGATGGGTACTTTTGATCAATATCTCTACCAGACGCACTATTAAATGCGTTTGATAGTTTGCTATAATACATATCAAGATCGGTGATCGCATATCCCTGTGGGATATTGACACCATCAGCATACTCAAAGCAAGTCAGTTTATGGTGAGAGAATGTTGGTTTTGACTGATTATTCGCAGAGAAATCAGCATCATCCGTATAAACTAGACCAGTTTCATCACCATCAAACAGAGAGAACTGCCAGAAGTAACAAGCACCAGTGATTCTAAAGATCGCTGACTTTTCTACGCTTGTATCAGTTGGGTTTGGAACATACTTTGGACGCAGTTTGGTCTTTCTTAAGTCAAGACCAACGATAGATGTACCTCTTGGAACAACAACACCACCATTAATACTGTTAAACTTGTAGAGAATGTTGTCGTTTTGTGTGATATCAAAGTTAGAGGATAATGTCAGAGTCAGAGTATCTTGTGCTGCCGTCTCTGCTCCTGATGGTGATACCGCAGTCGCAACACCACCTACATCTTTGATCGCAAAACCAGGTCTGTTATCAATGACGTGCTCGCCAGGAAACAGAAGAATGGTTGTTTTTTCTGTAATATCGTTATTGCTGCCTCTCAAGTATGAGAATCTTGCCGACTCAATAAGAGCTCTTTGAATTGTTTTGAAAGGTTGGGTTAGGGAGTTTCCCTGATTTGAAATACTATCAGTTGCGTCAATGTCATTTGGATTAACGTAGAGAATTCTTCCCTCTGTGTTTTTAACAAAATTCTCTAATTTATTAAGAGGCATCGGATTATATTCGCCAAAATATTTCTATCTTTTATTTATCCCAGTAAATCCTCTTCATTATATTCATATTCAATGTCATCTGGCATATCTTCAGGGTTCTCTAACTCAACTGGAAAGAAGCAAGGATGAACCTCCTCATCTATCAGATAGAAGGAACTTCTGTATAAATCGTCTGGTTCAAATGTGCGATTCTTATCTGCTGCTCTACAAAGATCTAAATCATACAAATGGCCATCAGGCATTTCATCAAACGTAAAAGGAACGTGATTGATGAAATACATTTTCACAATCATACTGCCATCATTGTACCAGCAATATGCGTGATCTATACGATAAGACATAGGGGTTTTCCCATATATCTTATTTATTTTTTATTCTTACCCCTGTAAGTATCCGTTTGAGCGTGACAGTTGGGGCACAGGATACGAAGGTTTTCTAAACGATTATCGTGGTGATTGCCGTTTATGTGATCAAGTTCAATAGGTGTTGGTTTTCCCATCCATTCGGTTATACCACAGCATTCACACTTATGTTGTTTAAGACCTTCTGTTATTAGACGATTTTTTAACTTAAACGACTGAACTACAGAATTTTCTTTTAAATATTCTTCAATAGGTCTTTTTGGACCAATAACTCTTCCTTTATTCCAAGCCTGTCCACTAAAATGTGATATATCAATATCTAATTTTTGAATTCTTCTATTAGTTGTTTGATAGTTTCCACCAGCAGGGACAATATTTAACTTATCCAATACCTGACGAATGCTAGTAGATGTTTTTACTGCCTCACGAAGTTCTTCTTCACTATAAGTATATCTGCTAGTCATTTAAATGGTAGACGCTATTATTATTTATAAAGTTTACTGTTTTAAGTAGGGCGAGCGGGACTTGAACCCGCAAGGCTTGCGCCACCGGTTTTTAAGACCGGAATGTTTACCGATTTCATCACCGCCCCGTGATGTAAGACCATTATAACTCAGAAAGTCTTTATGGTCAAGAATGCCGTGTGTTTGTGAGACTAAATCAAAACTGTTTGATAGATGCCTCACTGGATTCTATCATAAGTTATGAACCACGGCAAGTGCTCGTTGTCAGGATTGAACTGACCTCTGCCGATTTATGAGATCGGTCCCTTCAACCAGATGGGTAAACGAGCATTCGCTATTCGCAAATACCGAATAGCAATGGGAATACTGGGAGTTGAACCCAGACTAAGCCCTTATAAGGAGCCCGCTCTAACCATTAAGCTATACTCCCCTACAAATACTACTGAGCTTCGTTGTTTAACTCAGTGTGTATTCGTATGAGGTCATCATCCGCAGGTATCATAACTGCTGCTCTGCCGTTCTCATCAATTATTCCTAAACTTTCTCCGTTTTCCACTCTCTCAATCAGTTCGTCAAAACGTTCTTGAAATTCTTCCACCGTGAAAACTTCCATTCATTTCTTTTTCGGTATTTATATTATAGCATCACTGCCCATAAACGGCAAGATCAGCATACTCAATCTGCTCAGGATCAAGTTGAGCGGTGACAACTTCCAACACATTCATAAATTCCTCAACAGTCTCACACTCAACTAGACGCTCGCTGCCCTGATCGCTGAGAAGCAGGAAGGTGCGGGTGCAGAGATCAATCACAATGCCTTGAACGGTCTCTTGTGCGGTGCTCATGGGGTGGTTTCGTCGATTACCCCCATATTATAGGGCATCTGGGGGCGGGTGTCAAGGGGTTTGGTCGGTCGATCCTTCAATTATATTCATAGGGTTATCCATAGGTCTTATCTGTGCTGGCACAACTCCTTGTTGAAGGGCTGAAATATAAAGTTGTTGATTTTGTTGGTTTGCCCTTACAACTTCATTTCTAAAACTTTCTACTGCTCCTCCAGTTTGATTTGATTTTTGTGCGATTTCTACTGCCATAAAAGGCATCCAAGCAACAGCACAACCCCACTCATCCACTGGTTCTCCGGTGTTAGGATTTGTCCCTCTCATTTGAGTATACCAAGAACACTTAAGTCCGATACAATCTTTTTTAATCAGTGGGCAAAAGTTGCCTGGTTTGATTTTCATTTTATTATCAATAAGTAGGTTTTATTGGCCAATTTGAGTCGGTTGGATTTACAACAAGTTGTTTGGGGTCCGTAATACTTTCTGGTAAATCTCTCAATAATTGACGGTAATTTTTCCAAGAAATTTTTTGTTCTTCAGTAAATGGAACATCAGACATTTGAGTCCAATCGCAATCAGACAATCTTTGATTTCTCAAAACTCTCAACTCTTCCCAATAGTCTCTTGCTGCTTCAATTGCATCAAGTTCATCTTGAAGAATTTTCTTTTCATTATTAAAATCTGCAACTGCCTGTTCAAAAATTCCAAGATTTTCTATTCTTTCATTTGGTGTTTCATCATTATACTCTACTTCACCCCAAGTATCATACCATTGAAGAGCATGAACATTTGATGGAATCCAGTTTAAATCTTGTTGAATATCGAGTAGTCCATTATTATCAATCGCAATATATTTGTCTCCAGGAATAATCGTGAGTCTCATTATTCTCCTTCAGGTAATTTTTTAATGTAATATTGATTCACAATGACAAAATATTCAGTAATTAAATTAACTAAGTATATAGTATCAATTTCTAGAAGCAATAATTAAATCTACATATTGAACTGCAAAGTCCATTGATGCCCCAGAGAATGATGCAGATCCACTCCATGATGGGTTTGTAAATGTGTGACTGTGAGCATTCATTGAAACGGAACCAGACCAGGATGGATTAGTAAATCCGTGACCGTGAGCGCCACTTCCGCCAGTAGCAGCAGTAGATGGAGTAACAAGAACTTGAGTACCACCCCCAGCAAATCCTTGACTTCCACCACCTCCATTATCAATAAGAAAATTTCCTGTAGTAGTACCATGACTGTGAGATGGCATCTCCGCAGTAGACAGAGTAGTATTGCTTACACCTCCACCAGAGTTAGATCCAGAAACAGAACCAGTAACAGTTGTGTTTGCAATACTTCCTCCACTATTAGAACCAGAAACACTCACAGACCCTGATGGAGTTCTTGATGCGAACACTGAAGTAAATGCTGTTGAACCACCAGAACCAGCAGCACCACTCACCACTCTCAATGTTTTATCATTATGTGTTGTTTGTTTTGTCCATCCAGTCGGTGCTGCTGTTTGTTGAAACAACATTAATGTTCCTGATGGAAATGTTTGTGTAGAATATGTAGTAGAATCAACTGATCCGTCTGCTTTTAAAAATTGACTGGAAGTTCCTCCAGATTTAACAAAAGAACCTGCGGTAAGTGCATTTGTGCTGGGATTATAAGTTAGATCTGCATCAACTTTAACAAGATTATTTCCAGAAGTAGCATCAACAAAAGTTAAGTATCTCGAAGCATTTGTTGAATCTAAATTAATTCCAATAGAAGTTGCAGATCCAACGTTTGCGGCTGATGCATTAATCCAAGCAGTCTTTGTTCCATCAGAAGATAAAATTTGTCCAGATGATCCAAAAGTATTACTACCATCAAAATATTTTCCAATAATTCGAATATCTTGAAATGTAGAAATACCACTTGAAGTTATATTTCCAGTCACATTGCCAAGTATATCGCCGGTAATATCGCCAGTTAAATTACCGGTTACATTACCTATAACATTGCCAGTTAAATTTCCTGCAACATTACCTACAACACTACCCGTAATGGTTTTAAAAAATTGAACATCTTCATTAAAAAATATCTCTTCCCCAAAATATTGTGCCATTTATCCCCCCAATGACGTAATTACACTACCAGCATTAAATGTTGCAGTAATCAAATCAGTACCAACAAAAGATCCAGAAAAACACCGTTCACCAAAACTTGTACCTAAAGGTATTGCATTTCCTGTATGAGCTTTAATCGAACATTCATTTCCATGTATTAATGTTCTTCCACCACCTTTGATATTAATATCTTTTCCTGCGAGTAATTCTAGATTTTCATCCGCATCTAAAACTATTTTACTTGCTCGAATTCTTACTGCACCATTTTTTTCAGCGGTAATAGCAACGTCACCATTTTTCCCAACAATAACAACATCAACACCAGTTCCTTTTGATTTTTGTCCTGCTACTATTTCAATAGATTGATCATTATAAATTTTATAATTTCCACCCTCTGTTAAACTCTGAACATTTACATTTTTATCATCAGTTACTGCATATTGTGTATATACGTCCGATCCATTACACCCCATTTTAGGATTGTGCCTATCAACCCTAAAATCGGCGCCGATACTTTCAATAGATCTCTGCCACCAATTTTGTTCTCTTACAGCCATTTATTTTGTAATACAGTCTATGCTTTGAAGTACTTCACCCTGATATTCTGGTCTTACGTCAAGATTTACTTTTAAAATCGCTCCAGATCCAGTATCACTAACAACTCTCAATGTTGGTAAACTTATAAATTCTTCTTTTGAAGTATTTATGACCTTAACAATATATCCATTAGATACTTGAATCTCATATTTATTACCTAAATTATCAACTGCATAATCAATAGGAGAATATCCACTACCAGGATCTAGTACAATAATATTACTTATTACATAAGGATTATAATCTCCAACTGGGTAATTCTCACCTTCTGAAACAATGTAAATACTATCGATTTGATCGCCTTTCAAAATTGATCTAGCTACAGCACCGTATCCCTGTCCACAACTATCTACAACTTCAACAAATGGGGGAAAAACATATCCAGAACCTGGATTTGTTACTTTTACAGAAATAACACTCCCAGTCACACCACTAGCAGCGTCAACTATATTACCCATCAAAGGTATAGCCGTTCCATTTATACCTCCGCCTCCGAATATTTTAATTATTGGAGCTTCGCAGAAAGAAGGAGGTCCTGTATAACATTTGCCTAAAGGGCTAGTGAAATCTGGAAGATTTGTAACTCCACTTAGAATATCAAAACCACCGATAATATCTTGAATTCCCTCTAGTGGATTTCCACCATTTCTTGCAGCGTTAGAAATTTGTATGGCGGTATTAGCAACATCCAAAATATTTTGAAGATCTGCATTAGATGGACTCATTGGTCCGGACCCAATAGTCCAACGTTGGATATCACTCCCTGCCGATACACTTTGGGAACAATTTAACAAATCTGGAAGTCCAGTGATTGCTGAAACAGATGAGCGCAAGAAATCTTCAATACTAAAATTTTGAAAAAATTGTAGTATTTTTTGTATTCCACCAATCGCACTAGATAATCC